ATCTCCAAAGACCATATTAAGCACATATGAAGTTCCTGAACTCAAACACCCCAACAAAAATGCCGTAGCGGGCGAATAATCAAATATAAATAGTTCTGTATAGTTATTGATTGCCCACAAAAATATTCCTGCCCAAAAGCCAATACACATTGGACAGTGAAAAAAGTGATGTTTTGGCCTAATCTTATTAAAAATTGAACCGTAGACCAATATTTGCGTCATGCCGAAAGCACAAAGTATAAAATATAAAAGGTTCATTAATAGCTAAAATAGCCACCCAGATAGTTTCTCACATAATAAGGAGTGATAGATCCTTTTTTAGGCTCTTCAGGTACTTCCCCTAATTCAGTCGAGTCCTCATCAGTAGGTACAGTATATTCTTCCTCGACTTCATCCTCATAATGTTTTTCCATGTGAAGATAGGGCATTTCTTCGTTTATAAAAGTTCTTGTAGCTAAAAGAACAATGTGTAGTCCGTTTGTATCTTTGCTATCTGATTTTGGGTAAACCCCTTCCAAGCTACCAAATACATTTCCAGATCGAATGGAGTCTCTCAAAACAACGCCCTCTTTTGCAAGTTTTTCAAGATATGCGCTTTGAGTGCCATAAGCTTCATCATTCATGTTATTCTTGGGAAATGTTACAATTTTATTGTTTTTTGAGTCAATAATAATATCTATGTGGGTGTGATCCAAAATCATTATTTTGCCATCGAGGGTTTTTCGGGCCTCTAATGCAATCTTTATTGCATTTGGATCTACGATATTAATCTTTATTGACATTTTCTTTGATCTCTTTTACTAATGATTGTGTGGAAATAACTTTTGTAATCATTGATTCATCTGGAAGGATTGATGAAAACCCATTGAGAACTTCCATAACATTTTCAAGCTGCTTAGTTAAAACAACATCTTCTGATCGTTCTTTGCATATAGCACGAACCTCTTCTTTTAATCTACCAACTTCCTCATTTAAAAAGAATTTTAAATCAACCCCATTATCTTTAAATGAAACAATGTATTTTTCTAAAAGCTCTTTTTGCTCTGGGAGTAGTTTATCACTGTATTCTTTATTGAACTTATCAATAAAGATTTTATATGCAAGGCTGTCTATGGGCAATAAATCCACTTTCTTGCCCTCTGAAACCATCATCTCGATAAGCTCATTTTCTAAAAGTATTTTAGATTTAATTGGCATTTCCGTGTTAAAGATTTGAGAAATGGATGCAAAATGTTTATAACTTGGTACAAAGTTTGAAAAAAAGCTGTCTGTAAAGTTGTCTTTTATTTTGTTGATAAGTGCATTTTGTTCATTGAAGAGCTGTTTTTTATCAATTTTATTTTTTGAAGATTTTGCTTCATTTAATATTCTGGTTGCAAAATCTTTATCAACGCCCTTTGTTTCGACAAGGGCAACATAAGCACGTAAATCCTTTAACAACATGCTCTCTTTTTTAAAGCACTCTTGCAATATTTTTTTTGCAATGTGTTGTTTTTGTTTGTTATTTTCGAGGATTGCTTTTGTCATTTCAAGAATTAATGACTCATATAAAAAAGCGGTATTCCTCTTTTTATTATGCTTAAACTTTTTCATAACTATAAATAGTTCCTTAAATCATTCATTTCATTTATCTTCTTTGCGCTCAAGGTTTTCTATGATCTGTTTTATTTCAAGACCATTTTCAAATATGTTCTTTTCTTCTTCATTTGAAATTTTAGATTCGTTTGTCGAGTATATTCCCTTTCCTGCTTGCATTAATGATGAGAAGCCTGGAAAAACATTTCTTGTGGTATTTTTTCCTTTTTCACGAGATGCTTGACCATTCATGTGCTGCTGTCTTTTGTTCTTACGTCCATCATATTTTTTTCTCGTGTATGCTTTTCCTTTTGAACCCGGAGTCAAATACGGCTCGTTTCGGCTTCCTGGTACTGATAAAAGGGTGTTCTCTTCTCCTGCATCAGCTGTTTCATCACCTGCTGGTTCAGGTGTTTCTTCAGCTTCAGGCTCAGTTTCGGCTCCGGTATCCGCTGGGGCGTCATCGAAGATGCTACCACCACCACCAGTAACAGATCCTGCTTCAGATGCAGCAGTTGAAACAGCTTCCAAGCTTGCATCAAAGTTTCTATCAAAATACATTTCTCTTTGATTTTTAAGCATCTCATCATCAGACAGCCCAAAAATATTTTGGCCGACCCAACGACGACTGAAATAGCCATCTGTTGCAGCAGTTGCAATATCAAATTTTGTTCTCCAGTGCTCCAGTTCTTGGAGTTCTGCAATTTTTGAAGGCTGGTTCAACTGTATTCTAAATGACGTTAAATCAGTTCCTCGGAAACCAAGAGTGTAAAGGTGAATAACGGCAATCTTTTCAAGCTCAGAAACAATATTTCTTTGCAGTCTTGTGATTGTTCTTGCAAACCGGATATCTTTTTGTGCAAGAGTTGTTTTGTCTTCGCCTTCACCATCTTGTGTCAAATAAGATGCGGGTATTTTCAGTGCAGAAAAAAGTTTATCTCGGAGGTATTTTACATCGTCAATATCCCCAGTGTATGTTCCTCCCGGAAGAGACTCGATTCTTGTGCTCGCTGAACCTCCCCGAACAGGAATAAAATAATCTTCATCAACAGACATTGGATTGTATCTCAAGTCAACACGACCAGTATCAGAATCAATAACTTGATTTCTTTTCATCTGCGTCATGATTCTTTGCATGTGTTGTTCAATTTCTTTTTCTTGTATACCGCCGACATCAATGTAAAATACACGTCTTTCAGGAGAACGAACGACACGGTAGGCCATCATTGCATCTTCCAGCAATGTCAGTTGTCTCCAAATTCTTCTCGATGCTTCTAAAACAGAAGTGCCATAAGGAGCAAACTTGTCATTACCCAAGATTCTAAAATGGGCAATCTGCCAGTTTTCAAAAGTCAATCCACCACTATTCCACTGAAACTGAACATATTTTGGATTTGTTTTATCTTCTCCTTCAAGTCGTTCAATTTCTTGAGGAGGTAAACCAATAACAGATTTTACGCCGATGTCTTCGTCGATATCCAGATAAAGAAAATAATCACCATATTTACACATGGTTCGACACCAGCCATAAAGATTAAAATCCAAGTTCAAAACATCAAAAAACAAAGTCGATAAAATGGATTTAATTTCTTCATTAGAGCACTTAATGTTCATGAGTTCTTGAAGAGGGGAAGATGTTGTCATTTCATCAGCATAAATGTCTAATGCTGAGGCGATCTCGGGAGTATATTCCATTTGATCAAAGTCAACATATCTTTCGGCGCGTGAAATAGAAGCTAAAGAATTAGAATAAACATTGTTAAATGGGTTGTAAGAAGATTTTTTAAAGCTAAGACCACCAGCAGACGTAAACTTGTATTTATCAAGTTGCCATCTTTTAAGTTGGCGCGGATTTTGCCTTTGATATCTCGTGATGGGGCCTGAAAAAAATCTTGTTAGTGCCCTGAATAATGGTGATTCATTATTTTTTGTATTGTTTTTGTTATTTTCGCTCATTGTTTACCCCTTTAAAATCCAGCCAAATTCATCGTATTTCTTTTTTGCATCTTTCATTTTATCAAAACTTTCTTGTTTTTTGTAGCCAATCATACCTGGTATTGTAGTATTCATAGTTGTTCTTGTAAATATCATTGAATTCAGTGAACTTTTTTTATAATTAATGTCTTTTAAATTTTCTTGCATAACGGTGCTCCTAATCCAGCAACCAATAGCTAACGACATTACAAGATCATCATTATATCCTCTTTGTGCTTCGGGTCGTCCATTTTTCCAAACAAAAGTTTTCAATTCCTTATAAGTTCTTTCAGAGCTTATTTTTATAATATCATTTCTCAAAAACTCCTCAAGTTTTGCAATAATAAGGGGCCTTGTCTTTTGAGAAGTTGTAAATCCGGCAACCGAGTTTGAAATATAATCTGCTTGATAGTGTTCAACAAACTCATGTGTTCCTTTTGTTGAGTAGTAAATATTGGGATACTTTTGTTCAATAAGCTTTTCAAGAACAGAAAATCCGATATTGTTATTTTCTAAAACAATCATGCAGGATCCATATTCAATTCCGGCGTCATAAATGATTTTAGAAAAAACATCAATCGTTGGCTTGCCACGATACTCTGCCACCTGTTCCATTGTATCAGACTCAAATATATGGAAAACTGAATAATCCTTTCCGTCTCCACGTGCCGTATCACCTACAAGAAAATATTTCTTTTCTGTATCGTGTTCTTTCCAGATCCAATAGTTTCTATCGAAGCTTGTTTGATGCTTTGGTTCACAAACTACTTTGGATATTTTATCTAAATCTTCCGAATGAACAACAGTTTCACCCGAAGCGTTGAAGTTGCACTCATACTCTTGTGCAACTTTTCTGCGGGAAAGGTTTCTTGTTGTTTCGTCAAACCAAGCCTGATCTCTTTCCGGGTGCCC